TAACTGAAGGTCAATTTTTAGCTGATGATTTATATAAAAGAAATAGAAAATTATCATTAAAAAAAGGTAAATTAAAGTTAGGATCTAAATACAAAGGAATTGATCAAGGAAAAATGTTTAATCTTGGCTACGGAAAAGCTAATGAAGATGGTAGCTATACAGCTCCTGAAAATCAATACAATGAAGATCAGATATATGACATGATGGTTCAAGGTGGCGGTTTAGTAAGTATTGTAGATGGTCAAATAGTAGCTGGAAATCCCAATGAAATTATGGGTCAAGGTTTTGATCAAAAAAATAGAATTAGAAATGATAGTGATTTTTATAAACAATATGAAGAAGGAACACCTGTAAACAATAATAGCCCTTTACATCAAGAACAAGAAGTTGACCAAGTAAGTGGCGAAGCTTTTAACTTGCAGGAAAATTATGATTATCAAAATCCAGTAGTAACTGTAACAGAAGGTGAATGGGTGAATGATCCTAATGATCCTGGTCAACAAATGAGGGCTGTAACTACAAATGAAAGTATTACAGGAGTAAGAAAAAATTTAAACCCAGGAGGGCTTGGTCAAGGTCAAGCTGAAAACTGGACTGAATTAAAAGAAGATATATGTTCTGGTAGAGTAAAAGGAGATACTAGTATTTGCGATGATGTACAAAGTATAAGTAACTCCGTTAATGAATTCAGACCTATAATAATTCCACCACCACCACCACCACCACCAGAGATAATACCAGAGCCAGAACCAGAGCCAAATTTATTTAACTTAAGTGGAGGAAATATTAAAAGAAAAGGTTTTGATCTTGATCTTGACTTATCTGGTTTAGATATAAGAGGAATGGGCGGTATTGTAAATAGAGTAGGTAACAAAATTTTTACTAAAAGAGGTAAATGTAAAGCAGGTTGCGGTGTTAACCCAAGAAGAAGATAAATTTTAAATATGTCAAAAAAATTTAAAGACACTAAAGTAGGTAAATTTTTATCTAATGCAGCTCCTGGAATTTTAAACACTGTAGGTGATGTATTACCTAACAATGGTGTTATGGGTTTAGTAAAAAATCTTATACATAAAGAACCGGCTTTACCGCCAGAAGATAAAGAAAAAGCTTTATTATTATTACAGCAAGATATAGTTGAAATGCAAGAAGTAAGTAAACGTTGGTCTAGTGACATGACGTCAGATTCATGGTTAAGTAAAAATACAAGACCAATGACGCTTATATTTTTAACTGTGTCTTTAATTATTTTAATACTTTTAGATAGCGGTAATATAGGTTTTGGAGTTGATAATACTTGGGTGGATTTATTAAAATCTTTACTTATAACAGTTTATGTAGCATACTTTGGTTCACGAGGGGTGGAAAAATTCAAAAAAATAGGTGATAATAAATAAGAGTATTATATTAATTAAATCCAATTAAATGAAAAATTTATTATTAAGTGCGTTAATACTGTTTAGTATTAGCATTCAAAGTCAAGACTTAAGCGAAAAATTAAAAGGAGTTTGGTCAAGCGACAAAACGAGTTACTATGTAGTTATACTACATAATGAAAAAGAATTTAAATTTACTAATTTCTCTTTTGCAGATAACAATACTATAGAAGAAATAGTTGTTGAAGAAGGAGATGATTACGTTAAAACAAGAATTTACAATCCTAAAAATGAATGGAAAGTGTTTTTAACTTACAAATATGTAGATGAAAATACTTTATCAGTAAAATTTGAAGGAAGTAGTAATAGCACTTCTACATACAGAAGACATTGGGTAATGACAAATTAAATTAAATAAAATGGAAAAAGTAAAAGAAATTACTAAAGAAGAATTAAAAAAAGTAAGAGACTTTCAATCTAAACTTTTTGAATTAACACAAAAAATAGGATTAGCAGAAACTCAAAAACACGCTATACTTCACGAAATAGCAGGAGTTAATCAAGATCAAGATGTTGTAAAAAAAGAATTAGAAAATAAATACGGTTCTATAAACATAAATTTAGAAGACGGAACTTATACTGAAACTCAAGAAAATGAATAATGTAGTTAGAAAAATCAGCATTGGTTCTGATTATAAAAATGATGCTATGCATTATTCTGTAGGTCAACAAGTTTATGGTGGTCATGAAATATCTCATATACTTTTAGACACAACTGATAATTCATATAATATACATATAAAGAAAAACAACGAGGTATTACCATGGAAGAAATTTAATTCTAACATGGCTATATCTATAGAGTATGATTTAGAATATTAATGAATAGTATATATGATTTTATTATAGAACCTATAGGTGATAGGTATGATAATAAAAAAACAGTAGGTGGTAAAGATTTAATACTTAACACCAAAGTTGAGGCTTGGAAATTTGTTAATAGATTAGCAAAAGTTGTAGCAGTGCCAATAGCATTAAAAACTCCTATAAAAAAAGGCGACACTATAGTTGTTCATCAAAATATATTTAGAAGATTTTACAACATGAAAGGTGAGCAAAGTAACAGTAGATCTTACTTTAAAGATAATATGTATTTTGCTGCTATTGATCAAATATATTTATATAAACACGATACAGATTGGTTGTCTTTTGGAGATAGATGCTTTGTAATGCCTATTAAAAATTCTAATAATCTAATCAACAGAAAAGAAGATCCTAGTATTGGAGTACTCAAAATTAGTAATAATAAACTAGAGGCATCTAATATTAAACCAGGAGACACCATAGGTTTTGTTCCAGGTGCTGAATGGGAATTTATTGTAGACGACCAACGTCTTTATTGTATGAAATCAAATGATATTGTAATTAAATATGGAAATAAAGAAAACCAAAAAGAGTATAATCCTAGCTGGGCAAGTTGCAGTTGAAGAATTAATAAAGGTAGCTAAACAACCTATCGTTGATTCTGGTGATGATATATCTGCTGATAGACTTAAAAACGCTGCGGCTACAAAAAAGTTAGCTATATTTGATGCATTTGAAATTTTAAATAGAATACAAGAAGAAGAAGATATAATTGAAGGCAAAATAGAAAACGAAACCAAAAAACCTAAACAATTTAAAGGTTTTGCTGAAGGAAGATCTAAGTAATGTACGAGCAAACTTTATATAAAATACTAGACGATCATATAAAACCTAAAATAATAAAACAATTAAATAGGTATAAAAAATGGGAGTATGGTTATAACGCAGAACATGATGTTATTGTTATTTCAAAAACTGGTAAAATAGGTGAAATATATGATATTCAAGGACTTAAAATAGCATTGCCTTTAGAAGAAAATGTCCATAAATTTAAAGAAAATAAATGGACAGTTTTTGAATATCCTAAGGTTTTAAAAAAAATAAAAACAGTATTCGACTGGAGAGAATATCCAGAAGATTTTAAAGAGCAATGGTATGAATATATTAATGAAGAATTTAGAAGACGCGAAGAAGGTTTCTGGTATATTAACAAAGATAAGCCTACTTACATTACTGGCACTCATTATATGTACTTGCAGTGGAGTAAGATTGACGTTGGGCAGCCAGACTTTCGAGAGGCAAACCGTCTCTTTTTCATATTCTGGTCCGCAGTACATGCCGACACAAGGTGCTATGGTATGTGTTATCTCAAGAATAGACGTTCAGGCTTTTCGTTTATGGCATCCGGAGTCACAGTGGATATGGCGACCATATCAAGCGACTCACGTTTTGGGATATTGTCCAAATCTGGCGCCGATGCTAAGAAGATGTTCACCGATAAAGTTGTACCAATATCCGTTAATTACCCATTCTTTTTCAAACCGATCCAGGACGGTATGGACCGCCCAAAGACCGAACTCGCATACAGAGTCCCAGCGTCCAAGTTCACAAGAAGATCGATTGTATCGACCGAGCAAGCCGAGGATCTCACCGGGTTGGACACCACAATCGACTGGAAGAACACGGGGGATAACGCCTACGATGGAGAGAAACTCAGGCTCCTCGTCCACGACGAATCAGGTAAATGGGAGCGACCGAACAATATTCAAAACAACTGGCGCGTTACGAAAACCACCCTTAGATTAGGTAGTAGAATTATTGGTAAGTGTATGATGGGATCAACATCAAATGCTTTAGATAAAGGAGGCGCTAATTTTAAAAAATTATTTTATGACTCAGATGTCACAAAAAGAAACGCAAATGGACAAACACGTTCAGGACTCTATTCTTTGTTCATTCCTATGGAATGGAATTACGAAGGATACATTGATTCTTACGGTTATCCTGTGTTCGACGCACCAAAAGACCTTGTTAAAGGCCCTCACGGAACACCGATTACAATTGGAGTCATTGAATACTGGCAAAATGAGGTTGATGGTTTAAAACAAGATCAAGACGCTTTAAACGAATTTTATAGACAATTTCCAAGAACTGAAGAGCATGCTTTTAGAGATGAAGCTAAATCTTCTTTGTTTAATTTAACTAAAATATACGAACAAATAGACTGGAATGCAGATATAAAAAGATCATCTGTTGTAACACAAGGAAGTTTTCAATGGACAGGAGGTATTAAAGATACTACTGTTATATTTGTACCAAATAAAAATGGAAGATTTTTTGTTTCATGGGTTCCGCCTAAAAGATTACAAAATAATGTAATAAGTAAGTTAGGTAACAAATATCCTGGTAACGATACTTTAGGAGCTTTTGGTTGTGACAGTTATGATATATCAGGTACGGTAGATGGTAGAGGTTCTAACGGAGCTTTACATGGATTAACTAAATTTAGTATGGAAGACGTACCACCAAATCATTTCTTTTTAGAATATATCGCTCGACCACAAACGGCTGAAATATTCTTTGAAGATGTTTTAATGGCTTGTATTTTTTATGGTATGCCAATACTTGCTGAGAATAATAAACCTAGATTACTATACCATTTCAAACGTAGAGGTTATAGAGGTTTTGCAATGAATAGACCAGATAAAATTTATAACAAATTATCTGTAACAGAAAGAGAGATTGGTGGAATACCTAACTCTAGTCAAGATATAATGCAAGCCCACGCAGCAGCTATAGAAAGCTATGTTGAAAGTTATGTTGGACTTAGAGACGACAATACATATGGAGATACATATTTTCAAAGAACATTAGAAGACTGGGCTAAATTTAATATAAACAATAGAACAACACATGATGCTTCTATTAGCTCTGGTTTAGCTATAATGGCTTGTAATAAAAATAAATATAGACCTGTTCCTCAAGTTATGAGAAAAAATTATGATTTAGGAATAAAAAAATTTGATAATAGTGGGTTATTATCTAAAATGATAGATTAAATGAGAAAAGTATATACTAACGGTAATAGCATTTTTCCTAGCCAAGTGGTTAGCGACGCTGAAAAAGCATCTTGGGAATATGGCGAGCAGGTTGCTCAAGCTATAGAACAAGAGTGGTTTAATCAAGGAAGAACAAATGGTAACAGATATCTGACTACGTGGAATAATTACAATAGACTTAGATTATATGCTAGAGGTGAGCAACCTACTCAAAAATATAAAGATGAATTATCTATTAATGGTGATTTATCTTATCTTAATTTAGACTGGAAACCAGTGCCTATTATATCTAAATTTGTAGATA